AGCCGACATTGGAGCCGACCTCGTTACTGCCGATCTAATTATCGTTGACGACGGTGCTGGTGGTACAAACGTTAAGTGTACTATGGGCAGGGTTTGGACGTATATCTGGGCGCAATTCTTAGCCGCAGCTGCTAAAACTACTGCAATTGGAGGTGATATTTTGGCTGTTCAGGACAGCGCAGATGGAAGCGTTGTTAAGGAGTTGACACTGGATAACCTTAAGGCTTTTTTAGATACCGAGTATGATGAAATCTATATTCCTGCAGGGGCTTTAATTCCAAGCGAAACAGCGGGCGCGACAGCAGAGACAGTTGAGTATGGCACAAACGATATGTCTCATGATGTGATGACGTTTGCCGGGGCCAGCGCAGATGATAACGCAGAGTTTGATATCGTTATGCCTCCTTCGTGGGATCGAAGCACTGTAAAATATAAACTCTACTGGGCACCCGGACACGCTGACGCAAACGCTGACGAATATGTGGGGTTTAGTCTTGCTGCCGGAGCGAGGGCGGACGACGATGCTTTAGACGCTGTTTTGGGGACAGGTATAGTTGTGGCCGACCAAGCTATTGCAGACAACGATCTTCACATTACAGATGCGAGCTCAGCTTTAACCGTTAGCAACACTCCTGCGTTGGGAAATCTGGTCCATTTTAAATTAACAAGGGATTACGATTATGCTGGCGCTGGTGCAGCTATGGATGTAAACGCATATGTTCTTGGTATTTTAATTCAGTATAAAAAAACTAATACGGTGTCAGCATGGTAATTTTACCGAATAGAAGGAAAGCGTTTAGGGTTAGCGACGATTACACTCCTCCGGAATGGACAGGTGGTAATGTGTCTACGGCTTCTGCGGACTCTAAAACATTAGACTGGCAAGCTAAAATAGCCAGTTATGGCTATTTTGCAGGGTTTAGTTTTAGTCACGATGGAAAGTATTTACTGTTAGTTTCTACTGGTAACTATATCTACTGTTACACATTATCAATACCATGGGATATTTCTACCGCTACCTACACATCAGCGTCTACTACTAACTTCTCTCCTTCTGTAAACCAACCACCTATGAACGCCAAATTCTCACTTGATGGCACAAAGGTCATTATTTTTAAGTATGATGGTCATATAGAAAGATGGGACCTGTCCTCTGCATGGGACCTACCTACAAGGTCTTTAAATGGAAGCGGCTATGACGCTGGAACCCAGGTGTCTCAAGTTCGTGCAGTCTGTTTGAGTTATGATGGTTTAAAGTTTTATTTGGGGTGTTCTTCTGAAGATAAAATATTTCAATACAGTATGACAGCTGCATGGGATTTAAGCACGGCTGCATACGACTCTAAGTCTTACAGTCATGCGACCTATACTTTAAACCCTTATGGGGTGTGGATAAGTGCTGACGGCGAGAAACTGTTTACTAATGCTGGCAATATTATTTACCAGCACACATTATCAACACCATGGGATATTTCTACCGCTACCTATGATTCAAACAGTTTGAACCCGGGTTATTCTTTTAGAGGTCCTGCTTTTAAAGATGACGGAACTAAGCTGTATTGTTCTTATCTCACGAATTATAAAATTCACCAATTTTCACTTTAAAATAAGGATTTTATTATGGCAACAACAGGCATGGAAAAAATTAAATATCCAGATGATATAAGTCCTCCGGATGACCTGCCAGACCCGGCTGTGGACGGGTGGTACATTCTCGAAAAGATGTCCACTTCAGATCCAAATATAATCGGCTGGCTTGTGGCTCAAGGTTGGGAAATTTACCATACATCAAGCTCTTCTATAACCTATGACGGAGAGGCCCCGATTGTAAATCGGTACTACTATTTGAAGCGTACCAGAATTGACAGCCAGAAGGCTCTTAAAGCTTTAACTGCTGATTATACTACTGCATACAATGAAGGTCGCAAACTTAACGATCAGCGGTATGACTATGCTATTGATTTGTATAAGAAAATAATCGACTCCATTGAGGAAGAATTTACACTCATGGACCCGATTGGTGGTACGAATGCGGTAGCTCTTCAGACAATTATAGACGGTTTTGATTCAGATCTTACCGCTTTTGAGGCTAAAGTCCGGGCGTCTTTGAGTGATATGTTGGATCTCGAAGAGACCACTTTGACCACGTTAGATACTGATGAGACAGCCCTGGTTAACTCTTTCTTGTCAACGGAAACAACGGCTTTGTCCGGCCTTTTGTCAATAACGACCGGAATTATTAATGATTTTGAAACGTCTCAAAAGGCAGAAATAAATGCCCGTTTTGACTCAGAATTGGCTAAAGTTTCTGGTTCGTTAACTACAAAAGGACTTTACAATACTACTATCGTAAGCTCAACGAACGCCGGGATTGAACGAGAACGAAGCCGTGCTCTTTTGGTTGTTGATGATGTTACGGCCAAACAGAAAATGGCACTTCAGGAGAAGCTGGCCAGTTACCAGAGCGGATTATTGTCTCGAATGAGTAGCTTCCAAACACAAATTAAAGAGATGATCTATTCTTATAAGACCCAAGCAAACACAAGGATGTATCAGGCCCGGTTAACTCTTGAAAAACTGCTTTATGATGCGATGGCAGATAAGCAAACGAAAAAGTTTACAGCTCAAGAAAGTATTTGGAAATTAGTTACTGAAATGATTGTGCAGCGTATTAGCTTAAGAAATAAAGCAGTTTCTGATCTTTGTGAATTTGTAGAGCGCAGGACTGATTCGTATCCTGATCTTACTTCTATTGGGGATGCAGTCTCTAAGATCGGTGTTGGGTCTATCGAAGGGGGCACTCCTTAATGGCTGTCCCTAGACTCCGAAAGACAAGGCCCTTCGGGATGCCTCAACATCCCTTTGACCCCATGTCTGGGAAGATGTTGCATTTTGGCGATGTTTCTGGCGATATCGTGGTTATGGATGTCATAGGTTTTGATACTGACTCTGTTGATTTCTATGATGTTATTTGGTGCAGGAAGACCGATCCTACTGATGACGGGCAGAGAATTATAGTGTATAAACCTTACATGCTTAGGCGCTCTCCTTTTGACCAGAAAACGGTTGATGAAATAGCATATGTCTATGTAGGCAATTTTAGTCGCACAGCTACCGGGGTAGATGATGGCGAATATGACGGAGAAGAAGAAGACCAATTTATTACTCCGCCATATTTAATCGGAGAGCAAATTATTGCTGTAAAATTTCAAGAGCATTGGGTTGACTTGAACAATGCTGGGCGATGTTGGGCGGCGGAGGCTGAAGCATGATTGATGCTCCGGGCAGAAGCCCTTTAGGTGTTTGTTACAGATCTCCATTGGGAGTTCGAGGTAGTGAGAATATTTTTTATGGCAACAATATTTATTATAGTCAATATCTTTATTCTACCCTTTACTTTACATATTATTGGCTTTACGTGTGGCCAGGAACTTCAGAAGACCCTAGAATACCTCCAGACGGATGGTGGTTGCAGACAAACAATACAGTTGATTGGCGTTGGGGAACCAGGCAGGTAAAATATGTTTGGAGATTACATAAAAATCAGCGGGGAATTGTTTTTCATGACTGGAGGTTGTCCAGTCATGATGTCGCTATTGTAACACCAACTGTCCTTACCATTGAGGAGCCTACCCCCGCTCCAGAGGAAGACGGGGCCTGTCTCGTTGAACCAAGAGAGACTGGGGTTTACACTTGCCCTGACGGAGGTTTCTGTCTTCACTATGATGATGACGGGTGGAACCCTGGCCCAGGTTATTACATGTATGAGTCCTGGCCGGATTTTACCAACCTGCAAAGAAAAACACAGGTGGTTTTTGGTGAGGTTGTTGATACTTTTGACCCTATAGTTTTTCATGGGCCGTATTTTGAAAATCACAACGTTTTTTCGGGCCTAGCTTTGGGGGAGGATATCACTCTTGAAAGTGTAATTACCCTGGAAGAGCTGAACGCTATGGGGTTTAATGCTGTGCCTGGAGAGTATTTCACCATGTATGTTACTTTTATCCCTGATGGGTGCGGCTTTCTTCGTTACCGTGTGAAGGATGTAACTTGGGAAGACCCTGAAGAAGCGGAAGAACCAACGATACAGGTTCTGTAAAAATCGACCTTAACTTTTTAGGAGTAAATAATGGCTATCGAAATGAAACATGGAGCAAACCCTGCATCGGTACTCGGCGCAAAATTCGCAGGAGGACGAGGTGAACAACTTGGAAAAACAAAATTAAAAGGGTTAGATATCCTAGACCGGCAGACTCGGCAGAATAGCCGGCAGGATTTCCTTTCTAAGACTGAAGAAAATCGGAATGCTAATAAACTGGAACTGCTAGACCGAAAGCAATCTTTTAGTGCTAATGAGTCCGATCGCGACCGATTGTTTGACCGTGAAGATACTCTCTTTAATGCCGGCCTTGACCGTGACATGTTTGACTATGAGCTGACTGCAGAACAGAAACATGATGAAGAGAAACTACGAAACGAAATCTATAAAGTCCAGAACAATCCTGATTTTAGTCCTGATGAAAAAGTTAAAGCTGTTCGCATGCTGGAAGCTAAAGCGGCAAACATAGAACCTATTTTTAAGCGGCAAGATCCTTCCCGGCATCCGAAAGGGCAAGGCCCCGGAGATGTCTGGTTTGACGAAGGGAACAACCGACAATTTAGCATGGATTTAGAGGGGAATACCGAAGTCAAAGATACTGAAAAACGGGGCCTTAGCGATAAAGACAAGATCGACATTAGTCAGCAGTCCTTTGATCTGGCGACTGATTCGATCACAAACGTAGTGAATCCTGAGAAGGCTAATGAATATTATCAGCAAAGGCTTAAGATGATTGGCTACGGCCCGAAGCCAGATGGTGTCGGGCAAGTGCAGGAGATAGTTGACCGTGCGAAAGGACTCTCAGATGCTAGCGCAGAAGGCGGATTTGGGCCTACAGAGGGACAACCAGTTGGTACTCAGCAACAAGATGTCGGGCAGATGCAGCAAAGTCTGTCAGAAGGCGGATTTGGGCCTGTAGAGGGGCAACCAGATGGCGTTCAGCAAGAAGGCCCGGAGGCAACTATCGCAGAACAGGAAGTGGTCGAAGTTAAGGACTTCCCTGCTCCATCACAAGCTTATGACCAGCCTGCACTTAAAATCGCATGGAACAAGGCTGCTGGAGCGGTTGAGGCATCAAGGGACAAGCTAAACGCTCTCAGGATCGGATCCGAGAACGGACAGATTGAAAGCTTGGATTCTCTGGAAAATGAACTCACTAAGGCAAAAGAAGCTCTTGCCACTGAGGTTAAAGCTCACGGAAAACAAGGCTCTAAGAAGAAGCCTTTTAGCAAACGTAAAAAAGAGACATATTTTAGTTCCGGGACCCGTGATGCAAGGCAGAAACAGGCCAAGGAAGAGATTAAGGCTCTTGAACAGAAACGCAACGGCCTCAAAGACATGGAAGATGCACTGAAAATAAAAGAAAAAGCGGACCTGAAACGACTTCAACTCCTTAAAGACAGTACAGAAGAGGCGACATAAAAATGAGACAAGAGAACTTCTCTGAAGACTTTGTACGGCAGTCTCTGGACATGGGCTTGACAGCTGAGGATCTTGTAGCCGGAGAGTCTGACGCTGACAAAAAGAAATACACCGAACAGTTTGTTGGCTTTGAGAATGCGATCCTGAAAGCACAAATAGCTGAAAATGCGTCTGCTGCAGCTGATATGCGGATTGAGGGAAACGATCGTAAACTCGACCAGGCACGGACGGAAAGAGACATCTCTTTAATTCCTGATAATTTTGTCGGGAGGCAGGTTTCAGCTCTTGGCTTAGGAACAATCTCAAAGGTTGCCGCACTTACTAATCGGCCTTTCAATCCTGAGCTTGCAGATGAGATGATTCGGTCCAACCAGACTTTTCAGGAGGGCGTTCGGCAGAAAGATATAGAACAACTTGGTAGAAAAGGCGCAAGAGGTGTCGGATGGGTCAGGGGTGCAGCTGACTCTGTGATTACCGCTGCAGGACTTGCTGGAGCTGGTCCTTATGGGATCATTGCCGGTTTTTCTCTTTTTGAGGGAAATGATGCTTTAACTACTGCTACAGACAAAGGTCTTGAAGGTTCAGATCGTTTACTTTATGCCGGTCGGGCTGCAGTAATCGAGGGAGCCGTTGCCAGCATATTTCAAAAACTTGGCTGGGGCGGCTTCGAGTCAATGTTTGGCGGCGGAAAACAAATCATAAGAGCAGGCTTTAAGCAGGTAATGAAGGACATCGGGAAAAGTCTTGGGCGTGAGGCCCCGGAAGAGTTAATCACAGAAGGGCTTCATAGCGCAAATAGGAAAATAAGCGATATTGACCCGAACGCCTTGGAACCAAAGGCACTTTGGGACACGGCTATTGACACGATAATGCAGACCTTCCTTGCTGTTGGTGGTACCGGGACGTATCAAGGATGGAAAGGTCAAAAAAACCTAAAAGAACGTGATGCTTTCACTGATTCCCTTGCAAACACATATGGCCTTGACAAAGAAACTACGAAAAACATGCTCCATCGCGCCTCTAAGTCAAAAGAGGACACAGAAATCGCTTTAGGCCGTGAAATTGAGAAAGAAGTGTTAAAGACCGAGCTTGGGACAGCGACATGGGTTTCAGAAAACCCAGGGGAAGCAATAGAGTTGGCCCGTGAAGAAAAACCATCCCGGAAGGTTTTTGCAAAATACGGTCTCCCGGAGATGTCTAAAGAAGATCGATCGGCTTTTGCTGACAATGCGAGAGGGTTGGTTTCTGAGGCGTCAGAAGAGGAAGAAACTACTCCCACGACAGAGGAGGTGGGAGTTGGTGGGAGTGAGAAAATTACACCTGAAGTGCAAGCCGTGCAAGCGAAGGAAGAGGATAAAACTGTAGCTGAAGTGCAGGAAAAGATAAAACCTGCCGGTGATGAGACGCAACTTCCACAGGGCGTGCAAGAAGCCGTGCAAGACAAAAAACCGGCAGATCTGGAAGATCAGCTTGACAAAGTATTACCAAACTCTGACCTGCAGGCGAAACCATTTAAAGAAATTAGAGCACTGGCCAAAGGGCTTGGCCTTAAAACTAACATGAAAAAAACTGAATTGATCTCTGCAATTGAAAAAAGGCAGAAAGAGGATCCGGGAAACAAAATCGGATCCAAAATTAAAAGTAAAGGCTTAAAGGTTAAGAAACCCGACACTATGCTGCAGCACATTTCAAAGGTCGGCGGTTTAGACTTTGATGATGTTCATGGACAATGGGGATCCATAATCTCTGACATGTCAAAAGATAAACGAATTAACACCAAAATGGTTGGAAGACCTGTTCTCCGGAAAAAAGGTGGAATGAGTATTGACCATATGGCAGAATCTCTGGCCGAAGCAGGATATATCAAGACAGATGAGCATGGAAAAGCTGACATCGATGACTTTTTTAAGAAAATGGAGGAATCTTATTCCGGAACAGAAGTCTCTGCAATTGGAGACATCGCACAGAAGGCATCTGATGAGGCCGATATTCAACAACAGGAGTATGAAAATTATATTAGTAAGGAGCTAACAGATGAAGGCATTGAACGAACAGCAATTAGCAAAGCTGAGAGATCTCAGGAAGAAAGCATACGGGAAGAAGTTCTCCGAGATAGCATCGAAGCTGGGCTTTCCAAAGAAGAGGCAGATCAAGCCGCCGACGAAACTATAAAATGGTTCGCTGGACAGCAAGAAAAAGAAAGGGACTTAAAGACACAACTGGCAATAAAAGAACGACAGCTCAAGAGGCTTAAACATCACGAAAAAATTGACAACAGAAAAGAGCAGAAACCATTTGAGGGTGAAGACAAACGGAAAGCTGAAATAGAAAAAGAGGTTGAGCAGGGCAAAGAAGACAACTTCGAAGAGGAATTCTTGCAAGCTGAATCTGCTAAAAAAGCGCGGGAGATTGATAAACTTAAGCAAGAAGCTGTTAAAAAGCCTGCGGGTGAAGAAGTAGCTCCGGACAAAAAACGGGAAGACTATGAGCTTAAGGACGAAAAAAAAGAGCCTAATCTGACAGAAACTGAGCTAGAAAAGATTGCCATGTTTGACGATCTTGACATCAGACAGGTTATGGGCGGAAGAGGGCTCCACATCAATGACAGGTTTAGGGGGACCAAGAAAGAAGATGGCCGCTGGTCAATGGAGGACCCGAAGACTGGCAACAACACAGAACATGAGCACATCGGACACATGTTGGTAAAGACTGCAGATATTCTTTCCAAGGAAAAGAAAAAACCTACCATTGAGGATCTCGACAAAAGCTTACAGGAAGGGCAGGACGCTCTAAATAAAAAAATAGAGGCCGGAGAAGATATCACCAAAGAGCCTCTTATTCTCGAACAGCAAAAAGAAAAAAACAAGGGTAAGAAAAAGAAGGCAAAGCCTGTTCAGCCTAAAATGTTTAAGACCGAAACTGATGGCGACGCTGCAGCAGATTTGGAACAGGCCAAGAAAGACGCAAAAGGCGAAGATTTCGAGTTTGACGAAGTAAGGAAAAAGAAACAGGGTAAGCAGACTGACCTGCCCGACGACAAGAAGAAAAAAGGCGGTGGATCCTCCGGAAACGCAAACGTCGCAGTTTCAGATGATGACAGTTATTCCCAGAATGAACCTTCAAACGAGATCCTGACTAAAGTTGCCCAGGCAAAAATGACTGCAGGGGAAGTTGCCGACAATGTAATGGAGATCCTTATGCCTCATAAACGTGGGGTTATTGGAAAAGTCGCGGCATTAGTTAAAAGAAAAAGAACCGCAGAAGCCGCTCAGCTTGACGAGATGACACGGGCCAAGCTTCATGAGACGGGCAAACAGTTTCACTGGATGGCTCCGGAGGACATCGTTGATTTTATTGACAAGATGGAGGATCCAAAAGGTGCGCGTCCTCAAGTAACAACAGAACTGGATGACGCTGCAGCACTCCTGCGTGAAATGTTGGACAAGGGCCGTAAAAGGGTTCAGGAGTTTGGTGCACTAGAAGATTATATTGAAAATTATTTCCCTCACTTATTTAAAAGACCAGAACATGCCTCTGACGTGATTTCCGGATTACTGTCTAAAAGAAGACTGGTCCCGAAAGGCTTCCTTCATAAAAGAAAATATCTCACGTTAAAAGACGGCCTTGATGCTGGCCTTGAGTTGGCCCATTACAATCCGGTTGAGATGACAATTTTAAGACTTCATGAGATGAATCGTTTCGTTGCCGGCAAGAGGATCAAACAGGATTTTAAAGAGCTGGGCATGGCTGTATTCGTTCCGTCTTCATTAGAGAAGAATTATAAAAAGGCCGGATGGGAGTTTATTGACGATCCGGATATGGAAGTTAAGGTGACACCTGAGCTTACCCTCCCTGAAGCATATGACAAGCTTCTTGTGGACCAACTCATGGGCGTAGCGACCAGAATGGGCGTTTCCCATGAACGTGTAGCAAAAATGCGCGGTCAAGTATGGGGTTTGTCATATCCCGGTCAAAACAAAATAGAGACTCGATTCGCAGGACCAACATCTGTGCTGGCTCATGAAATAGGCCATCAGATCGGAAACCAGTACGATTTATTTAATTACATGCTGCATGGCGACCATACGATCGGCCGCGTACATGAAAGCGGTAAACGTGAAGGACAGCCCATAAAATTCGAGCAAACTGCTAATCGTGCTGCGATCCGGAAAGAATTTCAGGCCCTAGCTGATCTCAGAGACGAGACCCTGGGAGATCTTGGGAAAACGAGGGAAAGGTACCGCCGTAAAAAAGAAGAGAAGGAAGCTGTAATTCTTGAAGCATGGCTTGCAGCTCCGGAGAAAATGGCAAAGGTTGCCCCGAAGATCTCTGCAGCATGGAAAACCTTCTTAAATGATAACGATATTGTAAAACCACTGCTGAATCTTGACAGATCGGTAGTTCTCGGGACCCGATCGTCAACACATACTCAACCGGGAGTTCTTGAAATTGGGAAGTGGGCCGTACCTAAAGAAGCCGCAACAATTCTTAACAGACATCTTTCCCCGGGCCTTGGCTCGAGCCCAAGTCTCATCACCAGAAACATCTATGACGGCCTTCGCAAATTGCGGAATGTTACCCTGATGGCAAGTCACGGCTTAAGCGCGTTTCACGGAATTAATGTGGCATCAGACAGTATAAATACGCACATTGGTCTTGGCCTGCAGAAACTCTCAAGGGGAGATGTTAGTGGTGCAATCGACGAATGGGTGAAGAAATCATGGAAAGCTCCGGTTTCAGATTATCTTACCGGCGACAAAGTAATGAAGGCCATGGGGCAGGAACTTAGCGAGATTGAAGATCCTTTTATGAGAAAAATTGTTCAGGCCGTAATTGATGGCGGTGGTAGTGCGACCATGGATGCAGCATACAGGAATAATGCCGGGAGCAATTTACTTAAGGCCCTGAGAGATGTTAAATTTAGCAAAGATGCTTCTGGCAAAGTTAAGGGTGCGATGGCAGCACCGATTCATGCTTCCATGGCTCTGATCGAAGGACTTTCTATTCCGATCATGCAGATGGAGGTACCGCGCCTTAAATTAGGGATCTTTTACCATATGGCTTCCGATGTCTATGAACAGGCCAATAAAAAGGATTGGGACGATATCCGGATACAGTCAGAACTTGCCAGTGCATGGGATAATGTTGATAACAGGATGGGTCAACTCCGGTATGATAACCTGAACTGGAACAGGACGGTCAAGGAGATCGTTATGCTGGCCTTTCGTGCTCCTGGTTGGACGTTGGGATCGATAAGGGAGTTTGGAGGCGGAGCAGTGGACGCTGCGACGTTCTGGAGAAGGATTGGCAACGATCAGGATGTTGTCACTCGCAGAATGGGTTATGCCTTCGGAGCTGGGATCTCTTACGCCATTCAGGGCGCGTTGCTTCAATATCTTTTTACTGGAGAACCGCCAGAAGAACCAAAGGACCTTTACTTTCCAAAAACTGGCCGCAAGAATACCGACGGAAGCCCTGAGCGGCTTTCTAACCCACATTATTCTAAAGACATAGTGGCGTGGATGACACAGCCATGGAAGACGCTCACACATAAACTGAACCCCTTGTGGGGTACTGCAGTTGACCTCCTCACTAATGAAGATTATTTTGGGCGGCAGATCAAAGAAGGTGATCCTTTAACCAGACTAGCGCAAGGATCGCTTTATTTTGTTGAAAACATGTTCATGCCATTTTCTGTTAGAAACGGTATGAAGCTACATGAGAACGGAGAGAAAACGTCCGTCTCATGGATCATAGGAGCGTCCGGAATATCGCCGGCTCCCGCATATATCACGAGATCACCGGCTCAGAAGAGGATGATTGACTACAACCGAGAAAAAGGAGGTCGCAGTAACATCTCTCATGCGGACGCTGAGGAATCAGATCGTCGCAGAAAGATAATCAATAGCATCCGGAAAGGAAAAATAATCCCTGCAGAGGATTACGAGGGATTTACGGCCAGACAGCAGAAAAACATCAAAGCCACGGCCAAAATGTCTCCGTTTAAAGCATCGTTTAAAAGGCTATCATTCGACCAGGCAGTTAATGTGTTTTCTATCTCCAGTAAAGAAGAAAGAGCACAGGCATGGGACCAGCTGATAAAGAAACGTAAAAACGAAATTGATCCGGACCCGACATCTCTTGCGATGTATTATGAGCTGAAATTAACTCAGGCACAAGTTGACGACCAGGTAAAAGGCGATGTCCAGATCATCCGGAACGCTGCATGGCAGCTAACAAACCCAAACATTACACCGGCTCGGAAAGAAGAGCTTCTTGACGCGATTCATAACAACCCACAGTATGAGGATGATTTTAAATTTGTTGCAGCTGCTTTCAGGAATCGCTGGATATTTACTCTTGACGGTAGGCGATCAGGCAGGAAGGTAGGTACTAAAAGTTATTGGAAGAGAATGCGACATCTAAATAAAATTTTTAATGAAAAATAAAATCTTGACAGACTTTTGAAAGTGTGTTTTTATCGGGCTTAAACTTTGATTCCGTGTGGGGATATTTAATGATCAAACAAACAATAGGCATAAAAAAAGACCGATTTCTACGAAGCAGGCCACACACCGCTTTATGATTTCGGTCTTTTTTTATGCCGAATTTTTGGAGGTGATGTATGAGATACACAACGTCGAACGAAAGGACTTTTCTTTCTAAATTAGGTCAAAACAAACATTCTACCTGTGTAAGATCGTCAAGAACTTTTTTGCTACTCCAGTACATTCAATCGTGTGCGCATAGAATTAGGTGGGGTGATATTAGCAAGCTTAAAATCATTATATTCGCCAAACAGCAGTTAAAAGAGGAAAGGGAAGGAGTTACTAACAATGACGTTTGACCTTAACAGTATTAAAAAAGAAACAATTTTAAGAGCACCAAGGATCCTGGTTCTAGGTGTTGAAAAGATCGGGAAGGCTCTCGACTACAATACCCCAATTTTTACAAACAGGGGATGGCAACCACTGAAATTTATTAAAAGAGGGGATTATGTCTTTGATAGAGACGGCAGCATGGTACGCGTTACCGATGTGACGGGTATCATGGAAAAACGAACCTGCTATGAAGTGAAGTTTAAGAGCGGGGCCTCATTGATAGCCGATAAAGAGCATCAATGGCTCACAAGGTCGATACGGGACAATAAAGAACGAGTGTTGACTACAGGCCAAATCCTTAAGACCCTTAGACCTCCCAACGGAGATCGTTACAATCATGCAGTCCCAATCACGCTCCCGCTCAAGATAAAGAAGACTTCAGTAATAGGCATTGACCCATATGTTTTGGGAGTTTGGCTCGGAGATGGAAGTTCTAGCGATGGTCGAGTAACAATATCAGACAGGGACGCTCTAATTGGAAATAATTTGGGATCAACTGGTAAACCATACCAAACTGCTGGCTGCAAGACTTCTACGATCTTAGGTCTTAAAGTAAAACTAAGAAACAGAAACCTGCTAGGCAATAAGCACATCCCCCATGCTTCAGTTTGGGAAAGTACCGAAGAAGACAGGAGAAGCTTGCTGGCTGGGCTCATGGATACTGACGGATGTTGCTACGACAACAACAAAGGCCAGTGTGAATTCTCAACGGTCAAAGAGTGTCTCTGTGACGGATTTATCGAACTGCTTCGATCTCTCGGGGTCAAAGCATCTATTACAAGATGTCGTGCAAAACTTAATGGCAAAGATTGTGGGCCCAATTTTCGTGTAGCATTTTTCCCGAAAGAAAATCCTTTTAGGTTTTCAAAGTTTAAGTTTAACTGCTTTAAAACAAAAAACTCCAGAAGGAAAGCCAATAAAGATGCTATCGTCTCCGTTACACCTGTAAAGTCCGTCCCTGTTAAATGTATATCCGTCGATTCACCCTCTCACACCTATCTAGCGGGACGAGATTTGGTCGTAACACACAACACGACCTTTTCCTGCGGAACGCAATTTAAGGACAATAAAATATTCAAGACCGGCTTGAACGCTCCTATCCTATTATCGATGAAAGGTGAAGAGGGAGCAGACGACTTGGAAATCCCAAAGTTTCCAGTTTGCAATAAATTTGAAGATATTATCGAAGCACTTGGATCCCTTTACTCCGAAGAACATGAGCACAGAACCGTAGTTTTAGACAGCGCAAGCGCGATGGAGCCTCTTGTCTGGAACGCTGTTTGCGACGCTGCAAACGTAAAGAATATTGAGGCCGTTGGCGGTGGGTATGGCAAAGGATACACCGAATCAGTGAACTATTGGAGACAGATCACAGAAGGGTTGGACGCCCTGAGAAGCCACAAAGGGATGTCCAGTATTATTATCGGACATGTTAAGGTTAAACGCTTTGACGATCCATCCGGTGACAGCTACGATCAGTACATTCTTGACATTAACGAGAAAGCCGTAAATATGCTTTTTCGTTGGGCAGATGTAATTCTGTTTTGCAACACTAAAGTTAAGGTGCAGAAAGAAGACAAAGGGTTTGGACAGGAAAAGAAACGCGGTATTGACGTAACTGGTGGATTCCGATTTCTGTTCACCCAGAAAAGACCAGCTCATCCGGGTGGTGGTCGTGGCCCTTATGGCCGATTGCCATATGAACTGCCTCTTGACTGGAATGAATTTATGAAAGCATTGACTAAGGTAGTTAAATAATAACAACACATAAGGAGTAGAACCATGGGCGATATTTCAGATAGTTATGGTGGGAACGCTTTCGAGCCAGGCCAGCATGAAAAGACAGAAGACTTTAAACCTTTGCCTCCTGGTGAATACCACATGTTCATCGAGAAAGCAGAAGTAAAAGAGACTAAAAAAGGCGATGGATCATATCTCAAACTTCAGCTTTCTGTTATTGGAGAAGAATATGAGGGCCGGAAAGTCTTTGATAACATTAACCTTAGCAACCCAAATTCGAAATGCGTTGAGATTGGCATTAAGCAACTGGCCGCTCTTGGGCAGGCCCTTGGCTTGGCTGCGATTACCGACAGCCAGGAACTGATCGAGAAAATAATTATCGTCAAGCTCAAAGTTAAGGCTGGTGACGGTGATCGTGAAGCTGAGAACGAAGTCCGGACGTACAAGCCAGCTAACCCGGATCAGGAAGTAGAAGCAGAAGAAGAAAAAGAAGAAAAAGAAGCGACTGCTGGTACTGAGCCAGACAGTGGGACCACAAAGGCAAAGCCTCAGGCAAAAAAAACCATCAAACCAGCAACTACGTCATCAACCAAAACTAAACCGCCATGGGAGCGATAGAAGAGAGACCACCTTATGAACACAGCATTGAAATTAGTTAAGCCCGAGCTGACATCGTTCGGAACCCCCGACAGCTTTGCAAGCGCATGGGACCTCTATACTGAAGAGCAGAATGAAACATTGGCCTCTGGTGTTCAAGGTGAGGCCGAAGGCCCTTCCGCGGCCGTTCAGGACGCTTTGAAATCGTTTTATGACGATATCAAAGAGAACTTGGCCGAAAGAGCTGATGAGTTTGTTTATATAATCAAAGATGCTATCGCTCAGGAAAAAACTCTCAAGCTTGAGGCTGGAAGGCTGCAGGCCATGGCGAAGCAGTTTTCTGCAAAGGCTGATAAAGTCAAAGAGTTATTAAAACATGCCATGGAATCCTCAAACATCCCAAAAGTCAAAACCACAAAACATACCTTGAACGTCCAGAACCCCGGAGGGAAAGCACCGATTGATATTTTTGCCGAAGTGGACAGCGAAGGCGTGCCGGATTTGGCTAGGAAATACCTTAAAGAAGTAACCACAACCAAGGTCTTGACCGACGACATTCGCGCCGATCTCAAAGCTGGGATTGCGGTTGAAGGTGCATGCCTTCCAAAACGTGAAAAAATATTAGTGATTAAGTAATGGGAGATATTAGTTCCTGTCTCCCAACTGATTCACAAACAGTCACGGCCATATATATTAGCCTTAAGGTTGATGGCGATACTGAGCCTCCAAGGGGATATCTGGGGGCCAGTATCATTGGCCATGAGTGTGATCGTTATCTCTGGTACGATTTTAACGATTGCGTACAAGAGAATTTCCCTGGCAGACTTTACAGGTTGTTTGAGACAGGACACCTGCAGGAAGGCCGGATGGTAAGGGATCTAAGGTCTATAGGCGTAACCGTTCACGACGTTGATGACAAAGGTGAACAGTTTGGTATGTCGGATGTCAGCGGTCATTTTAGCGGTCATATGGACGGTTGCTGCTTAGGTATTCCTGAAGCTCCTAAAACTTGGCATGTATTCGAAGGCAAAACCCACAACGACAAATATTTTAAGATCCTGAAGAAAAAAGGCGTTAAGGTCGGATTCTTCAAGCACTATGCTCAGATGCAAATGTATATGCATAAGACGGGCATGAAGCGTGCCTTGTATATGGCTGTAAACAAAAACACCGATGAACTTTACACCGAGCGGATTCATTATAGTGGACGGGAATCTAACGAACTAATAGCGAAGGCCCGTCGGATAATTCTAGCCAGACATGCTCCAGAAAGATGTGTTTCAAAACCCGGAACATTTACCTGCAGGTTTTGTCCTGCCTCCGATTTATGTTGGGGGGAATCCTTAAAAGCTTTGCCGGTACCGTACATTTCCTGCAGGCAATGTTGCCATTCTACTCCCGAAACGGACACGGACCATGGACGCTGGAGCTGTAACTATACCGGAGCGACAATTTCACGCGAAAAACAGCTTGAAGCCTGCCCTCATCACATCGTTCTGCCAGACCTGATCCACTTCGCAAAACCAACAGACTCAACAGACAACAGCATTGAATTCACAAATAAGGATGGATCAATTTGGGTAAACGGCGACGGTGATGGAAAATGGAGCACAAAAGAACTTATGGCCTGTACTCCTTCAAGTCTCAACGACAAAACTCAAATAATCAAGGAAGAGTTTTCGGGATCTGAGGTCGTTTATGGTGGAGTGCCGATTGGCAATGTTATGGAGCGGTACGAGAGTGATTTGAGCGTCCAGAAGTGGAGCGGGCCAGCGTCTATGCTCAATAAGGCGTGGGAATCGTTTTATAACGAATCTCTGGCAAACGTGAATCCAACAGCAACACAGCATGACGGCAAATATATGGCGAAAGAGATCAAGGGACGGCGTGTTGCCGTTATTGTTAAATGCTCACAAACAGCATGGATACTAGAATTAACAGGACCAAACAAATAAGGAGGAACCATGGAAATTATGAAGACCCTGACCGATGTCTTGAGAGACTGTATAGCGGTAGCTAACGGTGTAGTGACTAGAGACATAGAATTTGTTCTTAAGGGTGTTGAAATTGACCCTGCCACAAAGAAGTTTAAAGCTAACGAGATCGGGTTTAAACTAGGGAAGGAGGAACCGTCGTGAAGTACCATCTAATGAGAAAGGATATTCAAACAGGAGATATCGTGCTGTTCTCTGGAAAAGGATTCTTTAGTGAGCAGATCCGGAAGCGTTCCGGTAGTAAATGGTCGCATGTTGGGATAGCTATGAGCCTCCCAGAGTACGACATGAAACTGATTTTTGAATCAACTATTATGAGTAACGTCGCTGACATTGAGTCTGGCCTTGAGACAAGGGGTGTCCAGGTAGGGCCATTAAGAGAGCGGATCAGACGCTATAATGGAGAAGTTGCAATCCGGCACTTGGAAGTTGAGAGAACCTACGGGATGCGTATGGCTCTAAAAAACTTCAGAAACGAAGTTGTTGGCCTGCCGTATGAGAAGGACACTATTGAGCTTCTTAAAGCGATGTATGACGGCTGGGGTGGTATGAACACCGAAGACCTGACCAGCATTTTTTGCTCAGAGCTAACTGCAGAAGGATATCAGCGGATGGAACTGTTAAGCGAAGAACTGCCTTCTAATGAATATATCCCTGCAGACTTCTCCACAGACAGACAATTAAAGTTACTTAAAGGGTGCTTGTCACATGAACGGCCAGTGGAGGTTTAAAATGAGCAAAAAAGTATGGACAATAGTAATATTTTTTACGATTGGATGCCTGACCCCTCTAATCTTTGTTGCAAAGAACTCTGGAGCACAGACCGGGACTATTACCGGGACTATTACTGGAGGTAACTGCACTGGCATTCAGGTAGAAATAAAGGAAAAAAAATGTAGCCAGTTTGAAGAAATTTCTCTTTATGTTCAGACCGGAGACGATTGTCGATATCTTATAGGTGGACTGAAAAACGACAAATATCAGGTGCAGCCAATGGATGATTACTATGGATTCTACCCGTATTATCAACTAGTTGAGATTAAAGACAATGAAACAATTATATTTTTTAGGCAAGAACGAAACCCAATATTAAACTAATAGTATAGGAGGAAATCATGACAAAGTTTTTTATGGTAGTTTGGATAGTGACAACGTGGATATCAACACCATGTCCCGGGTACAAGATGGACGAATACAATCCGGGCGGTAACTCGAAATGTTTAGTCGCACACGGAACATTAATAAAAACACAAATGGAGAAAAGGTTTGAGACTAAGGAACTAGCAGAAAAGTTCATTGCGCTTTCTCCTTACGAGTATGAGTTCAAGATTAAAGAAATGACTGAACAAAAGTCTAAAAAGTCTAAAAAGAAGAAGGAATAAGTACGAAAGGAAAGGGCAAAAACATGAGTGAAATGACAAGACGACAAGCAGAATTAAAGAAGGGCCTTAAGAGGCTTGAACAGGCCGGGAGGAAGGTAGTAGGGAAAGCCAAAGCTTCAACAAAGAGGTCTTTTTCAAGTTTGCGGAGCGTAACTAAAGCAACTAAGAAGCGGTATAGGAAGGTAGACGAAATAAAGTAAATGACACTGTTCCCTGCGACGGCAAATAGTAGTATTCTACAACCCTATCCTTTTCAAGAGGACGGAATAAGTGCGCTGCATCACCATATTTGTATCTATGAGTCGAATCCTTGCGTAGTAATCCCAACCGGCGGAGGCAAGTCTTTAATGATGGCGTGGGCGATTCAGAGATGGAAAGCTGACTATCCTGCTTTCCGTGTTTGTATCTTAGCCCACAGGAAAGAACTGGTTAAACAAAACGCTGAAGAGTTGATGGAAGTCTGGCCCGGTGGGGATATTGGGATCTACTCTGCAGGGCTAAGAAAACGAGATGAAGATCATTCTGTTACTTATGCCAGTATTGACAGCATTCACAGAAGATGGGGGAACTTCGCACCTTTCGATTGCATCATTATTGATGAGGCTCATAGGATACCGGCCAAAGGGGAAGGTAAATATCGGAAGTTTATTAAAGGTTGCCGGAGCCTTAACAAAAACCTGAGAATTGTCGGGTTTACTGCGACACCTTACCGGATGGGATGTGGCCCAATTTGTCATAAGGACCACATTTTACATCACGTCTGTTATGAGGCTAATGTCGGGGATCTGATCGAGGGTGGATATCTCTGCAGGCTGAGATCTAAAATCGGTGACGCTCAACCCGACCTAACAGAAGTAAAGCGGAACTCGGGCGGTGACTATATCATAAAATCACTGGCCGAGGCAGTTGATAAAAGCGATGTTGTCGCTGTGGCTGTCCAATCCTCGATGCAGACCATCATGGCTGAAAAACGGAAAAACATTATTTTCTTTTGTGTTGACATTAGCCATTGCAAAGCCGTGTCCCAAGAACTTCGAAAATACGGGCTCCACGCTCCGGTTGTGACGGCAAAAACTCCGGCCTCAGAACGCGATCGCATAGCAGATGAATTTAAGGCCGGTAGGATTAAAGCTATCTGTAACATCAATGTTTATACCGAAGGGTTTAATGCAAAGCAGGTGGATTGTGTTGCCCTATTTCGCCCTACGCTGTCAAAAGGGCTCTATATGCAGATGGTCGGGCGTGGTCTGCGGACGCATCCCGGGAAAGAGGATTGTCTAGTGCTTGACTATGCTGGGTGTATTGAAGAGCATGGGCCAATTGATTGCCTGGACGCTGGAGTGGTTAAAATAATCGAGTGCAAAGACTGTGGTGATACCTTTAGTCGTGCTATTGGGGAATGCCCTCATTGTGGTTGGGTGATCCCTAAAAAGGAAATTGAAAGGCTTGAATCTGAAGAAGGAGAAAGAAGACTTAACGAAGCAAAACACAGTAATAAGAATATCTTGGGTAGCGAACCAGAAACTCTCTTAGTTGATGCCGTCACTGTTCATCGGCATATTAAGCCAGAAAAACCTGATAGTCTCCGGGTGCAATATCGATGCGGGATCAGCACGTTTAGAGAATGGATCTGTTTGGATCATGGTGGATATGCCGAACGACAAGCTCGGCAATGGTGGAGAGCTAGGGGCTTTTCTAGTTGGGATACAATAACTGTAAGAGAAGCACTACAGGACATGTTTTTACCACAATGGATCAACGACAGAACCCGAACAATCACCGTGCGGCAGCGCGGGAAAAACGCTGAAATAATAGGGTATAGCTTAAATGATTAATCACGCACTGAACTACTCGCAAAGAGGCTGGCACATCTTCCCATGTGGAGCTAAAGTCAAAACACCGCTGACAAAACATGGCTGCAGAGACGCAACGACCGACGAAAAAACCATTCGCGCCTGGTGGCAAAGATGGCCAGAGGCAAATATCGGACTTGCCTGTGGTGAAGCTTCCGGAGTTTATACCGTCGATATCGACTATGACCCAGAGAAAGGTGAGGACGGGTTTGAATCTCTCGAAGAATTCTCCGAAACCATGCCAAAAACAGCCGTTCAGATCACACCGAGAGGCGGAGCGCATTATCTGTTTAAATCAGACGATCCTCCTGCAAATAGAAACAACTTCCGGAACGGAATCGATATCCGGGGTGACGGCTATTATATTATTCTAACCCCGTCCACGCATCCAAACGGGAAGAAGTATCAATGGATGCCGAAACATGGCCCTGATGATGTCGAGCTGGCAGAATATCCGGAACATCTGAAGCCAGAAAAAGAAGCACCGGCATTACCATGGGAAAAGCCCAGGGAAATAATAAACAAAGTAAATCTTCCCAAAACAGACATTATTGACAGAGCGAAACTGTACCTGAAGAAATGTGCGCCGGCAAATCAGGGACAGGACGGCCATGAGGCTCTATTATGGGCCGCTCGCTCTTTGGTAGTTGGTTTTGAACTCGATGAGGGTACGGCAATCCAGCTGTTATGGAGCGTATACAATCCCATGTGCAATCCGCCATGGGATCCACAAAAGGAACGGAAAGACTTCGAGAGAAAAGTACATGAAGCTAAGAAAACGCCCGGGAAGAAACCTGCAGGCTGGTTATTAGAAGAATACGGGTTAAGGCCAGACGATGAGGAACTCATGGACTATGGCGGAAAACTGGCAGCTGGATTATTGGCCAGTGTGAAAAAAGAAGTAAAAAACGAACCCAGAATTGAATCAGTTTCCGAGATAAAACCTGAAGAAGCATTCCCTGAATGGTTATTGAAACCGCCAGGCTTAATTGGAGACATTTGTGCATGGATCAACGCAACTGCTTTAAAAGATCAACCTTTACTCACTCTTGGGGCTGTCCTGCCTTTCTGTGGAGCACTATTCGGACAGAAGGTCAGAGATCAATGGAACAATCGGACAAACCTGTACGCAATGGGTGTCGCTCCTTCCAGCGCAGGGAAGGAGCACGCCAGAGATCAGATTAAAAGACTGATAGAAACCGCAGGGATTCACGCAATTTTGGGCGGAGAAAGTGTCACTGGAGATGCAGCGATCGAATCACGCCTGACAGAATCTCCTTCGATATATTTCCCCATGGATGAAATTGGCCACATGATGGGTAGCATCAAGGCTTCTGGCGGAGTTAATCCACATTTAGCATCTATTGTCCCGATATTAATGAAACTTTATTCATGTGCGAAATCGACATATTATGGCAAAGAATATGCAAAACAGGAGCGCAAGGTTATCGTTCAACCATGTTGCTGCCTATATGGTACGACGACACCTGAAAAGCTTTGCGAGGGTATCAGTCCTGCAGAGATCGAGGACGGATGGCTGGGTCGTGTGTTGATATTTATATCAAACACAAATCCAGCTAAAAGATGGAAAGAACACGAAACAAAACCTGTTCCAGAGCATCTGGTCACTCAGCTGCAGGCATGGTGGACAAGATCAATTATGGCCCCTGCAGGAACTCCGGACATCGACGCGGCAACGGGCATATTCCCGGCAGTAATCCCTACAAACGCGCAGGCCCATGAATGCTTTATGGATTTTGAACTAGCGTCAGACCGAATGGCCAGACAGAACCAGAATAAAGGTGTTGATAAATTATGGTTAAAGTCCGGGGAGAACGCTCGCCGGCTTGCGCTTAATGTCGCTGCAGGGGATAGATTCGACAATCCCGAGATCTCAGATATGCACGCTGATTGGGCGTGTCAACTGGCAAATGCACTCCTGACCAGAACTGTGAATATGGTAGAGAACCATGTCGTAGAAAGTGTTTACGAAAAAGACAAACTGAGAATATTTAGCCATATTAAAAAGGCCGGAGCAAAAGGGATCCCGAAAAGTGTACTTGCACAAAAAACCCCGAAACACAGCAAACGTCAACGCGACGACCATTTAGCTGATTTACAAGAACAAAAACATGTTGTAATCGGAACAAAACCGGGGAAACGCGCCTTGATGGTCTGGGCATACCCGTATGGATTGGAAGAAACAAAACAAGAACCTGAATAGGGGGGTGGTGTAATGGCTTCAGTAGCTTTTCAAGTAGACTTACAAAAATTAATAAATAAGTATAATGTTGAGAATGATTTTGATATGCCAGATTATTTGATGGCAGAAATGATTGTTAAGTTTATCGAAACTATGGGCGACATCTCTAAGCGTAATCTTGATTGGCATGGTTGTAATTCTATCTGTCATCCATTAAACAGAAAGGACAATAAATGAAAGATCCCTTATGGCAAAAAGGTGAAGTTTGCAAAATGCTCGATCTTAAATATATGACACTTACCGGCTGGGTATTCGCTGGGCTAATCACGCCAGAGATCCCAGCCCCGAAAGCAGGATCCCCGGCGTACTTTACCAGGAAGAACATTCACGAAATAGCTATCTTACAGAAAATGGTCAAGGCTGGCATAAAAAGACAAATGGCAAAGAAGGTAATGGACGACTCTAAAATGAAAGCTAAGATACTTGCTAACAATGAGATTAAATACACTTTCACGATTAATGTAACGATCCCAAATTACTGATATGGACCATTCACTTTTTAAAGATATTCACGATCCATTCGACGACGAAGGCGGTCCGGTCGATTGGAAAAAAGAAAAGATCGCTAACAGAATACTTGGCCTAGGCCGAAAAAAGGAGAAGATGATGACAGAGAAAAGAGTTATTGAGTATGAAGATTCCTTCGGGGATGAGCCGTACACTGTTTACGACATGAAGCTACATGAAGTTAAAATTATGAAAATGCCAGGGAAAGAGCCGAACGCACTAATTATTCATCGCGTCCCTGGCGGTTGGATATATGAAAAACCAATCAGCTCGATTTCTTCAGTATTTGTCCCCTACACTTCTTACAACGACCACATAGCACAGGTTAATGAAAGTAAAAAGTAAATTTACCAAAGAAACCGTCGTTATAATCCTACCGCTTCCACCTGCGATATTGTCTCCAAATACCGTGTGCGGATCTATTGGCGGTAGGATGAAACGAGCTGCAGTAACAAAGAAGTCCCGGAGACTGGCCATGGAAGCTGCAGAACGTGAAGGGATCAGTTCCGGGCCATGGCGGAGAGCTACGATCAAGGCGAAATTCTATCACAAGCAAAAGCGCCGACGTGACGACATTAACCATCTGGCAATGTTAAAGCCGACATATGACGGGTTGGTTGACGCAAACCTACTGGTAGACGACGATTCGGAACATTTAACCACGTTGCCGGCAGAGTTTTTTATCGACAAGAAGACGTCAAGGGTTGAATTAACAATAGAAAGACAGAAATAACATGAAAGTTCTTCACGCCACATTTACAACCAATTTTGCAACCACGACCGGATTTGTTATCACTCAAGATGAAATCACCAAAAAGAAAAAGCTAAGAGTAGCCACGTTACATCCCTCGATGGGAGAGCCAGAATCCATAGCGCATGTTGCTGCTCACGGGTCAGAGGTACCACTGGACGTTTTAAAGAGTATTGTTCAGATTATAGAAGAAAAATAGTAGTGTAAGTCGTAGTGTAAGTATAGGTGTAGGTAATGGTGTGTCTGGAAGGAAAACCATGCAAAAACGGCAGGATACAGATACACCACTGCATACACCACAATGGTGTATGAGTAGTGTAAGTATAGAGGGAACAAAAATATTAATGCTTGTCGCTTTCCCCTTCCCTGTGCTCAAGCTCAGTCTCTAAAAGCCGCTTAACGTGACTTTTCCCAAGAGCTCCCATCAGCTCGTCGATCTTTTTTGTAATGACATGTTTACAAGCCACATCATTAAACTGCTCTTTAACTCTTGTCGATATAGCGTCAGTAAAAGTTGTTAAGGCAATCTTTTTAGTCGTCTCAATAACATAGTCTGTTTGTTTTTCTATTGAGTCCTGTATCATAACCCTGATGTTCTCACGGAAATAGTCCTCAAAAACCTCCTTTACAGACTTATTAATAAAAGCGCTGAATTCTTCTCCAACAATAGATTCAATTTTCCTGTCAAGATCCCCTTTGAAGTCCTTTTGCCTGAAGTGTTTAGCGACAACAAAAGAAACATTTTTATCGACATGCTTTGCGATATCTTCTGTCAAGGTTTTACTCCTTATTGCGTCGGCTACATTCTCCCGGATAATATCAGTTGCCCCCTGTTTAACCCGGTCAAAATAGGATTCAATATCCTTTTGAGTTCTGTCCAGCGCAGTTGCTAGCCTTTTTGCAATTACTGAACTATCTATTGGATTCTTGTTCATTTACTGTCTCCTTTTATTTGTTTGTGATTACTTAAGATTTTATCAATTTGTTTTCTGGCCCAGCGATTTCCGTTCCGGGTCTTATGCAACTTCTCATGGTTCATCTTTCTGGCAATCTGCATAGTCTCATATCCTTCGGCCTTCATCGCCCAGATCCGGACGATTGCCTTTTGCTCTAGTTCAACCGGGATGAGCATGGTATTGTCTTCCGGATCGATCTGGAAACCATAAGGCGGAAACCTACCCATTCTCTTTCCGTTTCGCTGATGTTGCTGCATTGCAAATTTAGTCCTTAAGGCTATGATCTTGCGTTCATACTCCGATATACTAGAAAGTATCTGTCTAATCAGCACAGATTCAGCCGTATCGCCTTCAACATCGCCCTCAACGGCTTCAATCCTTGCGCCGCAGGTTTTCACTGCCTGCTTTATTAATTCCATCAGATAGACGTTTCTGGCCAGTCTGTCGAGCTTATAAACCAGCAAGACGGAGCCCTTTTCTAATTGCTCCAGGGCGGCCCACAAAGCCGGACGATCTGCGTCGGATCCGGAAAGGGCCTTGTCCTCATGAAAACCGGCCACAGTGTATTTTTTGTCATGAGCATGCTGTTCACAATATGCCTTCTGGATCTCGTTTGAGTCTGAAGTTTCAGCGTTTCTGCGCGGAGAAAACCTCGCGTAAATAATTGCATTAGTCACTTTGTTCCTCCTTTCGTTATAGATTTCCCTGCCTGCCTCGCCCTGCC